GAGCCGCATGCCGGGAAGCCGGACGCATCCAACGTCCTGAAGGCCGCCGAGGACGCCCTCGAGAAGGCCGGCGTCTACCGGGATGACAAGCAGATCTGGTCGGCGTCCGTCGTCTCCCTCTACTGCTCGGGGGACGAGACGCCCCTCGTGTGGGTCCGGGTCCGATGGTAGGGTCGGAAGACGACGGATCCCTATAGGAGGCGCCGAGGATGTCCTCGAAACCAACACGCGACGAGAAGGAGCGCCGGCTCTCGATCGTCGAGCAGGCCATCGCGAAGGCCGGATGGTCCCTCAAGCTCGAGCGGTCCCTCGCTCGGGAGTTCGGGGTCACGACGAGGACGATTCGGACCTACCGCCGGGAGGTCGTCGACGGCCTTCGGAAGGAGCTATCCGAGGACGAGCTAGACCTCAAGAGGGCCGAGTTCGTCGGTCGCCTCCGGGGGCACCAGCGGGTCGCCCTCGAGACGGGGAGACTCGGGCCTCTCGCCTCGATGATGGGCCTCGAGTCGCGCATCCTAGGCCTTGACCGGGGGGACGTCGTCGGCGGCCCTGCGAGCGTCGAGGTCGTCCTCCGCGTCCCCGACTACGTCGACGCCGAGAGCTAGGCGGGCCGTGTCCTTCGTCGCCCGTACCCATCCGCAGCAGGGACCGAACGAGGCCGTGGACGATCGGGCCACGCCGCCGGGCGTCTTCGCCGACTTCGACGCTCGGTTCGGCTTCACGCTCGACGCGGCGGCGTCGGAGCGCAACGCGAAGCTCCCCCGGTATTTCACGCGAGCGGATGACGGCCTCTCGCGGTCCTGGGCAGGGGAGCGAGTCTGGTGCAATCCCCCGTATTCGAGCATCCGCCCTTGGGTCGAGAAGGCCTGCCTGAGAGAGGCCGACTTGACCGTCCTCCTCCTGCCGGCGAACCGGACCGAGCAGGCCTGGTGGCAAGATCTGATCGAGCCCGAGAGGCTCGCCGGGACGATTCGGGTCGAGTTCGTCCGGGGCCGCATGCGCTTCATCGCGCCCGGGGATTCCGAGGTCCGGCGGAACCAACGGCCGCCCTTCGGCGTCTGCTTGGTAATCGTAGGGCCACGAGCCGATGCCGCGCCGAGCTAGCCGAGCCACGCTCGAGATCCCATACCTCCCGTTCGGCGCCCAGATCGAGGCGCATGACGCCCCCGAGGACACCGTTTTTCTCGCGGGGGGCTGGGGCTCGGGGAAGACGTGGTGGCTTGTCGCCGAGGCTCTCCGGGGCTGCGTGTTGAATCCGGGGCGACCCGGGGCGATCGTCTCCCCGTCCTTCCCCCTCCAGCGGCGGACGATCTACCGGGCCTTGATCGACCTCCTCCCGGGAGCCACACGCTGGCCCTCCGGCTCCGACTCGGCGACCCGATGCCTCGGGCCGATGGTCCGGGACTGGTCGTCGAGGGACCGCGTCCTCCGCCTCTACAACGGCTCGGAGATCGTCTTCGGGAGCGCCGAGGATCCCGGGAGCCTCGAGGGGGCCTCCTACGCCTGGGCCTGCCTCGACGAGCCTCGTCTCGTCCGCCACGAGGCATGGCGCATCCTCAACTCCCGCGTGCGGGATCCGCTCTCGAGGAAGCTCCGCCGCTCGATCGCCGGGGTCCCCTCGATGGGCTGGCTTTATGACGAGTTCTCGAGGCCCTTCCCCGGGCGCCGAGTCGTCCGAGCGTCGACCGCCGACAATCCGCACCTCCCCGAGGGCTACGTCGAGCACTTGAACCTCTCCGACCGGATGGCCCGGGCCTTCCTCCACGGGGAATGGGTCGTCCTCGAGGGGGTCGTTTTCTTCAACTACGCCGAGGAGAGCATTGTCGACGTCGAGGTCTCCTCCGACCGGCCGAGCTACGGGTTCCTCGACTTCGGGGGGCGCCGGCCCTACTTCGGCCTGCTTCAAGAGGTCGACGGTCTCGGCGAGGTCGTCGTCGAGGAGGTCGTCTCGGCCGACATCCTCGAGAGCCGCCACGCCCGGGACATCGCCGAGCATCTCCGATCCCTCGGCGTCGTCATGCTCGATTGCTACTGCGACCCGGCGGGGAAGGCGAGATCGGCCCAGACCGGCCTATCCTCGTTCCGCGTCTACGAGGATGCCTTCCTCTCGGCCGGCGTCCTCTCGGGACGGATGGCACACCCGGTCGGCCCCATCGAGCGGCACATCCCGAACGGCGTCGAGGCCCTCCGCGCTCGCCTACAGGCCCACGACGGGACCCGGCATCTCTACATCGCGCGGACCTTGACCGAGCCGGAGAGGACCTCGAGATACCCCGGGGGGACGGTCGGCATCCACGGCGCCCTCCTCGGCTACCGCTACCCGAAGAACCGACCGGCGAACAACATCCCGTCCAAGGACGGCACTCACGACCATCCAGCAGATGCCCTCCGTTACTACGTCGTCGGCCGGTACGGGGTCGTCGACGCCCCGGACATCGCGGCCATGAACGAGGGTCTATCGTCCTCGACGGGCCTCGGTTATGGTGGGGGCAACTTCGGCGTTGACTTGGAGGACTTCTAATGGTTCAGCCCTCTCCCTGGACTCGGCTCGGGTCCCTCCTCGTCACCCGGGAGCACGCCGAGGAGGCGGCGAGGACGGGCCGGGCGCTCCCCGTCTACCCCGAGGGCCTCGAGGCCCTCTCCTACGCCCCCACGTTCCCCTCGAAGGCCTCCCCGGCCGCCCTACGAAGGCGCGAGAGCTACGTCGGGACGCTCCCCTCGGCCGGCGTCGTCGACATGGGCTCGAACTCGAAGCTCTCCCCGGACTACCTCCGGGGCGACATGTCGAGCGTCGGCCTCTACTCGACGATGCGGCAGACCGATCCGGTCGTCCGGGCGATCTGCTCCGCGTGGACCCTCCCGATCGTCCGGTCCGCGTGGACCGTCGAGCCGAACGGCGACGACCGGAACGCCCTCGAGATGGCCGAATGGGTCCGAGCGAACCTCTGGGAGTACCAGCGGGGGGGATGGCAAACCTTCATCGAGAGGGCGGTCTCGGCCGTCTGGCAAGGGTTCTCTCTCTTCGAGATCGTCGTCGCATTCGACCGGGAGATCGGGCGTGTGCGCCTCGACCAACTGGCGCCGATGCTCCCCCGGACCGTCTACGAATGGGGGCGCTTCGACGACGGCCGGTGGGGCCTCGTCCAGCATGGGTACACCGGCGATCCCGATGTCGACGAGCCCTTCGCGATGTCGGTCGGCGAGGGCGAGGCCTTCGGACCCGACAAGATCCTCCACTTCCCCTGGGACGGCGAGGGCGACAACCCCGAGGGGTGCTCGGTCCTCCGCCCCTGCTACGGGGGCTGGCAGGCCCGCAAGCTCTACCTCAAGCTCGAGGCCTCCGGCTACGAGCGGGGGGCCTTCGGGATCCCCTACGTCGAGGTCGATGCCCAGGCCCGAGCGGCCGACTCGTCCCAGGTGAACGAGATCCTCCGAGAGCTTCGGACGGGCGCTCGAGCATGGGCCGCGCTCCCCCCAGGCTACACACTCCGGTTCGCCGATTTCCCGATGAAGGGCGCCGAGATCCGAGAGGCTCGACGGGCCGCCGGGATGGACATGGCCCGGGCCGCGCTCGCCCCGTTCCTCTTCACCGGAGAGCCCGGGGCCGGCGGCGCCTACGCCCTCGTGAAGGGGCATCAAGACTTCTTCCAGATGGCCTTGCAGTCGGCCGCCGACATGATCGCCGGCGTCCTCTCCGACGGGCCGGATGCCCTCATCAAGAGGCTCGTGGGATGGAACTTCGAGGGCGTCGACGCCTTCCCGTACATCGCCCCGGGAGCGATCTCGATCGGAGACCCCGACAAGCTCGTTACCGCCATCAAGTCGGCGGCCGAGGCCTCGGTCCTGACCCCCGATGAGGGCGTCGAGGAGGCCGTTCGGAGCGCCCTCGGGCTCCCCGAGATGTCGGAGGCGACCGCCGAGAAGTGGCGCCACGAGACCATCAACGCGAGCCCTCCCGAGATCAACACGCCCCCCGACGACGACCCGGATCCCCCGACCTCGGAGGCCCCGGCCCCGAAGAAGGCGACCCCCCAGGAGAGCGAGTCGACCGACGAGCAGGAGGAGAAGGTCGAGGAGGAGG